CGGCCGCCGCCACAGCGGTATCAAAATCCTAATTCGCAAAGCTGTACATCCGGTAATCGTGGACTAAGTCTTTGATGAATCCTGGGATTCGTTGCGCTATGCTTCCGACTACCACCTCGCCCCTGTTGTCGAAGTAGTCAGTGACAAGCATCAGTATCGCGTGCCGTATCTCTTCCGGCACATCATCAGCGTCACCGTATCCAGCCACGTACTGTATCTCTACCGCGTTCGGTCTACCTGCCAGTAATTCCGGGTACACCGCATCGTACTTCCGAACGATCTTCCCCGGCTCACTTGCCAGGTCTTCCCAATACAAGTCAGAGGAAAGCGTTTGAAGTGTCCCTGAGTCGTCGTAATACTTCACATGCGTCACCGACTGCAACGGAGGGTATGGTAGCTCCATCACCGCATGGAAACAGTTGTAATACACCTTCCATGTCTGAGTAATGAGTGCGCGCTTAAGGTATCTTTCAACCTGTCGGCGCGCCGTCGTTATCAGAGAAGTAATCCGGGTGTCGTGTGCGCTTGATGTGACGCTAAGCTGCGCTTTGGCTTCGCTCAAGGTCACAGGCTCAGATGCGGGAGGTGTGACGATCTCAGGAACCATCATGGAAGCATCAGGAAGCTGATACGCGCAAGTGTTTAATAGGATTAGTGCCTGCGTTTAGCAGGTCCCCGTCGATGCGCCAGAAGGCACACAGAGCGATTTCGTCCGTATCGCCGAAACGTTCGACAAGTCGGACTATACGCATCCTGTTCACAAGTCTGATGATGTACTTCTGGAAGTCACCAAACAGCACGAGTTTTGCCTCATCATTATTTGTTCCGTCGCCTGGCCTGAAAATGGCCATGTCCTGATTCACTACATACCTGTATCCCAGGATAGTGCCCGGTTCACCGTCGCGGAATGAAGGAATCCAGATCGGGAACCCAGCCGTACTTGCGAGAGAGAAACGCTTGATTTCCTTGAGCACAGTATCATGGAACATCCATGTGCCGTTAGTCCGATAAGACGGGTCAACTGCGTGCTCAAGTTTGAGGAAATCCGCTGCCCCAAGCTCTGTGTCATTTGCAGTGCTCCCGCCATATACCGATCCTGTAACAACTCCTTTTGGTTTTGTCGAGCCGTCACCGATAGTAGTATAGTAATTGATACCACGCTGCATACGCTCAACAAGGAAATCAGACACAACCTGAACCATATTGAATGCGGAATCTTCTACAAGCTCACTGGTAAGCCTTAGCATGCCAGAGGTAATCTTGTATGCCTCGAACTGTTGTTGCGAGTCGGTGATTTTAGTCGCACTGGTTTCTGCATTACCTCCTTCTGAAAGAAGGTATGCACGGTTCATCGTGTCATTAACCGTTGGCCATTCGACAGTGTTGCCCTCGGTGGTTCGCCAAATCCTTGAAACAGCGAGCATCCCTCCAAAGGCAAGCATCGCTTTCTCAAGTTCTGCCTGAAACCCTAGCGGAATGGTGTACCCGCCACTTCCGTCTGAGGTTGTTTGTTGTGCTGCACGGACTCCGAGTCTTTCGTATTCTCGCGCGATAAAATCCTGGTCATCTTTTTCGTGTTTTGCGAATTGGAACATACTTCTTGCTTCCGGAGAAATCCGGCCACGCAGGTAGAATTCCTTCAATGCTACATTCAGGATTTCGCGCTTTTTCTCAGCAGTAGGTTCCTCTTTAGATTTGAGGTTGTCATGTACCTCGTCTGCGCGTTCTTCCTCGATTTGTTTTTTTTCGAAGGCTTCATACTTTGCTGCCTTCTCCATGAGTTCGTCGAACTCCTTGTTCCACTGCTCGAACTTTGCATCGTCCTCCGCTGTGGTCTCATCTTTTTCGTACAAGGCTTTGATATTCCTGTATAGGTCTTCCGCCTTTTTTCTCAATTCGTGACTTTTTGCCATTTTTTAGGTGAGTTTTAATTGCTGATTCATGAGCGCAAGCCGAATGGCTACACGCTTTTTATCTTTCGGTTTTTCAAATGATTGCTTGAATTCGTCGAACTCTGCGCGTAGTTTCGCTAGCTCGTCAAAGAGCCTTTTGTTATGGCCAATAGCGGACTTGAACTTTGCGGCAGAGTCGGCTCCGATTGGTACAAGGGATAGTTCGCGAACACTCCATTTGGTTCTAACTACAAGCGGGTAGTCATCTTCGAAGTCATTCCGATATTCCTCTCCATCAATTTTTACAGTAGTTTTTTTGGGGACTTCAACTGTGAATTCCCGTTCAGTGACATACCCGATTGATACACTGTCCAGATGTCCATCCGAAATGAGTGACCGAATCGTCGGGAATTCAGGAGAGACAAATGTTTTAGCCAATAGTTCGTGTTGTGTAGTACGGAAGTCCTTAGCAGAACCACGGATTTTATCAACCGAACCGGTGTTATGAGCGTCCATGAGTGGCACCTTTTCAGGTATTTCAGCATAGCGCATTGGAAGGATTTCTCTTACTATTTCCCATCGCTCCCAGTCCACTACAAGTACAGGCGCATCGGTAGTGGCTACCGTATCAATACCTCGCTCGAAATCAATTCCTGCCCGTGACAGTACCGCAGAACGTGAACACATTCCGCCGTACCCGTTAGGATTTATGTTGTCGATACCTTCAATCGTTCTATGCGGCATCTTGATTAGTGTTTTGCTGTTGTGCGTTCTGAATGATTGCCTTGACAGGCATCATTGTGGAGTTCATGAAGAACTGGTCGATTTCTTCTGTGCCTTCCATAGGCCATCCTTCTGCTTCGCGTGGTTCTGAAGGCTTTAGAATTCCTGTGTTAACTGCCTGATTCCAGACTTCGAAGCGCGTTTTAATGTCGCCCTTGATCAGGTCGTCGAGATTGAACTGCGTCATTACGCGACCTCGTTCTCCCTGGAAGAATAGTTTTCGGTCTAGTTCCTGCTGAAATCTTACAGCCCACGGAACAATCGTGTCCTTAGCAAAGGATCGATCCTGACTTTCGATGTTGGAATAATTGGCATCTGTGAGATCCCCGATCTTGTGAGGAGGCATGCGGAACCAGCCGCAGATGTTTATGCGGTCGAACTTGAGCGACTCAATGAACTGCGCGTCATTCTGAGGGATGGTGAGTTGCTGGTACTTTACTCCTTCCTCAAGGACTATTGTCTTAAATCGATTTCGTGGCCCCTCTGTAGCTTTCTTGAATGAATCGACAAGGTTCTGTTGTTCCTTTGTGCCCAAGTGACCTGGTGTCATTAACACTCCTGACCCCTTAGCTCCGTTCTTATAGAAAGCCCCATCCTGCTGCTGCTTCGCCAGCGAATTGGAGAGGGCTTCGCGCTGCATGTGCGCTGTAGACAGGCCGACAATTCCACTTGTGTTGATGTTCTTCAGGTGGATCATATCCTCGGACAGGATTATCTCAATCTTGCCTTCATTATTCCACTCGTAGAATAGCTTGCCGCGCTCTGTTAGTTTGGGTGTGACATCCCACGGATTGAGAAGCAGAAGTTCTTTTGCATTTGCAAACCTGTCCCTTATGATTTTCGAGTACCCGTTGCCCCATGATGCAGCGTTGATAACCATTGCCTGAACCCACTCGAACCTATTGTACAGCGGTGATGGTTCAGCGTGAAGCAGCCAGTAATTCGGATGGGAAGTGTTTAAGCGCGTAGCCTTGCCGACTTTCTCGACGACTTCAAGGTCCATCTGTCCCATTGTCTCGCCGAGAACTTTGAGACATGAGAAGTATGCGCCAATTCCGAGGGCTTTTTCAGGGGTGACTGTGATGGGGTCTCGCTCGTCGTAGTCGAATTCAGAAAGGGGAACGGAAGGCCGCTCCAGCTTTGATGTCATCGTAGGAAACGATGATCTTAATTCTGGATACCAGTAAGACAGGACATGACGTACGAGTCCCATGAACGAAAGTCATGGGAATCCTCCACGTGGAACTATAACAAGGTTTTAATTCTTACTTTACTTGGGTTAGCTTTCCGTTTTCGACTGCATGATGGTACCAGTCGCACGGGTAGATTGCAATTTTCTTTCTGATTGACTGCGGGCATTCCCAAAGTTTGCAGGTGGCTTCATACTCGTGCTGCCAGGGCGATTGCCCGTTCTCAAGAACTGAGATAAGGAAGGACTTGTCCCAAAATGACGGATTGTGCGCGATGAGGTACTTTGATTTTGCTTTTTCGTGGAAGAATAGCGGGAGTTCTCCGCCGTAGAGCGAGTAATACTGATTGACGGGGGATATTTGGAGCCGTTTGAGGTTAAGATTGCGGAATATCTGATAGAAAAAATCCAGGTATATGCCTTTTTTCGGCCAGTGATCCTCCTGCATATAGAAGATGGTGTGCGAAGGGATGATCTTTAAAAGTAGTTTCAGGCGGTCGCTCCACTCGCCTTTTCCTGAGTAGATAGGGGTAAATGGGGGATTATTGGAGGATTTTACGTCACTGCCCCAATAGACAGGTATTCCGGCGTTCAGAAAGTCCATACGGGAATCTTTCCAGCCTTGTACGAATCCATCCCATGCGAAGGCGTACCCATCGAAGGTGTGGATTAAGACGGCATATTCAGGAATTCGTCCCATGAAATGAGGTTTAAGCATGTTTCTCTATTCTTCGCGAACCACTCCCACTTAATTTCTGTGAGGAATTCGTTCGGGACATACTGTTCATTGCAATTTCTCCAAACCCCGCATCCGTTGTCAATGTCAACCGTGAAAAAGCAATCATGCCCATACCCGAGACAGGACGCGAACCTGTAAACATCCCCGTTCCAGTGGCCGGTAGGTGTAGGCCGCGGTACGATGGTGTGTTCTTCCTTCTCAGGGTTGCAGTCGTGCATGACAATAAACCCTTTCGGCGAAAGAATCTTCAATGCGTTTTCAAAATCTTTCCTGACTTGTTCGGCTGTGTGAAGGCCGTCGATGAAGATCAGGTCGAACTCACTAATCCAGTCGAAAGCTAAACTGTGTGGTGGATTTTCGAAGAACTCGTCGCTTGTCATCATGAGAACTACGTCATTCCCTTCATGGCTGACGTATGAGTAATTAGGGTCAACGCCTAATTTTAGCG